GTCTGTCACAAGTCGTTTTGTAGTGCTTTCTTCAGCAAGTGCTGATTCTGCCCTAGCCAACTGATTCATCAAACCACGGCTAATACCAAAAGATATGGTATTGTCATCCTGGTCATCACCACCAAGAAAAGCTTCTCCTTGAACAATTTTGTTCGAAAGGACCTCTTTTCTAAGCGTAATGATCTCTGATAGCTCTGTTTCTGTAACACTCATTGTAGAGAATTTTTCTCTAATATCAGACATTCTAGAATCAACAGTTTTCTGTAGTTTCTTGAATTCACTGACAACTTTGAGTAATCCAGTTATCATAGCAACAACCAAAGGATGGTTCATTAATTCAAAGCTTTCATCTTTAGTTTTAGCCTTGATGTTTTTATCACCAAGTTTCTTCCTAATATCGTTTAAAAGTGATTCAATATCTTTAGAACCTGTCATATTCATTAGTTTTTCTGAATTATCTTCAGTTAACAAATTAAGGATAGTTCTAGAGAGGGATTCAGATTGACGTTTAAGTTGACTAGCTATTTTATTGCTTTCAACAAACGCCTTTTGAGTTGGAGTGATAGAATAGTATGGGTATTTGATAAATAGTTTCTTGATTAAATCAGGACTACCTACAATTTTATCCACATCTTCTTTTCCAAGGCCTAAGCCACCCAAGCCTGATCCGGCGATTAAAGTAACAAGGTTGTTCTCGACTAAATAATCAATTGGAATCTTTTTTGCTTTAGATTCTAAAGAACTTTCTGGTGTTTTATCCATTGCCCTAAATGCCTCACAATATTTAAAAAATTGTAAAGAATCGAAAGGTAATTCAGATAATGAGAAGTTTTGAATAATTGACTTAAGATGATTTTCAGGAGAGTTTAGGAAACTGATCATCATTCTCGGACTTATTGGTCTGAATGTTGTATCACCGTATCCAAAAATTTTGAGGTATTCATAGACTAACACTTGGCTAGTAGATGGATTTGAAACCAAGGTCTTACCTTGATTTATCCTCATATTTAAATCTTCTGACATACTAACATACCTTTCGTGCATCTCAAGAGAATTTGTAATAACATCATCTCCTGTTGTTTCGAAATGTACGTCAGCATTAGGAAAGTCATCAACCGTCATTATTCTGCAAGCTTCATTCATCAACCAATGAGTGAGGTGCATGATTATGAATGAACCTTTTAAACCCATAGGTTGGCCAATACCATACCTAACTTTACCAAACTTTAACTCCCCGTTACTCTTATATGCATAACGGAAATCCCTATTAACAGCAATTTTCAACCACACTTCACCTAAACCGTCTATACCAGTGAATGCTTTCA